TCGTGTGTGTTTGTTGCTTGCGACCATACGCAAAACTCCTGCAGCTTGCCGTTAAACTTGCCAGCACCACTATCTGGCCTGTGGCCCAAAGCAAAGGCACTTGTGGCATGGTTCACTGTGCTGTTCACATTTGTATCCGTCAGGTCAACGTCGTTGAGCACAGCCTTACTGTGGTTCTGTTTGAACTGGCCCACGCCAATGTATTGGGTATTCGTTGAGATGCCACCTGCTGCACTTTGCACTCTTGACAACGTGTTATTTTGAAAGCGTGCCATGAATCGCATGGTAGCGCTTGCCAGGCTCAGCAACCCAAAAACTTGGTTGCTTGTAGAGCCATCCCATTGCGCAGCCACATAACCTGCAGCAGATACGTTATCAAATTGGTAGACACCCGCAAACGTCAGAACGGCATTGCTTGACGGGTTGAGTGTCACGCTTGCTTTGTCCATGTAGTGCGAGGTTCCGTTAAAGTCAACAGCTGGATGGTTGTTGACTGTGACTACCTGACCGCTGGCTACAATTTGAGGTTGTGCGCTTGTGCTGTTTTGGATAAGGCTATTGCTGCCAGCTTGATCGTACCATGTTTGCACAAAGCCGTCACCACTTCCACAAAAAGACAACAGCGCTGCTGTATCTAAATCACCATCAGACGTAAATCCAACGCTCGCAGTCGCGTTGTCCGAAGACCTGCGCACAACAATTGGACCACCAATGTAGTCACTGCGCACCTTGCGCAAGCTGTAGGCAGCTGTCGCCTCTGTGTATGTGTCCAAGAGTAGTGCCGTGCTTACCTCGCTGTATGTGATTAGATAAGAAGCACGGCCACCTGTGTTTTTGGCTTCATATTCATGTATCAAATCAATTACACCAGCCAACGTGACACCTGCGTTGGGTTGTGCTGAACTGCCAATAGCACTCCAACCAGAATCGCTTGCACCAGTCCTAGCATTGCCATTGCGGTATATTCTGCGTTGGATATTTGTGCCAGCTGCTGGTGACTCGCCTTGGAAATCTGTAAACTCACCTTGGCCGTTGGTATTGTATATAATGTACTGCTCTTTGGTTTCTCCTGCGCCTATGACGCTGCTCCAATCTTGGCCAAAGAAAAACCTTGCTTCATTGTGATAAGTCTGTGAAATGCCGCCCAAGTTGCTGCCAACATTCCACACATTGGCGAGTGCATCGTTGTTGTTTGGCTTGGCGTAAGTCGTGACGGCACTAGTGTCTTTGCCTTCCTGCAGAGCTGTGATGTCCAACAAATTGCGGCCCACCCTAACCAAAACAACCTCATCAATGGCAGGAGTAAACACGCGCGTCATGGACAACATGCCGTAGCGCGAGCTAGTAACCACATCCTTAAAGCCCTGACCAAGTGAAAAATATTGATAATCACCATTGTTCACCAGTGATCCACGCTCTAAAACCTTGGACCTTTTGTGAAAGGCACATACTTCCTCCACCACGATTTGATTGATTGTACGTGGTGTGCTTTGCTCCTGGTTGACCCATCCACTTGATGCCACCCAATTAGTACCGTCGTACACCTCGATGCCTCCAAAGTATGTTTTGGCACCTCTGTCACCTATCAGCGTTTCACCTAGGTCTATCTCCGTCCTGCCTGTATCGGTGTGCGCACGGTGTGTGAATTTGCTGACGGCTTGTACTTCTCCATTTGCCTTCCTGTAGGCTCCAACCTCTACAAAACGAACTGTTAAGCTGTTGCCATAGGTGTTGTCTACATTGTTTGCCGAATCGTAGGCAAGAAGCTTTGGCAACAATGTGAGGTCTGTGAATGGTCCATTGCTGCTCGGTAATGCTCGACTCAAACCAAATTCAAATTGCACCACGAAATCAAAGTTTTCGTTGGCGTCATGCAGATATCCTTGCTCTGTGTTGCTCCTATTGAGGTAGCTGTAAGTGCCAACATCTGATGACCAAGCTGCCACGTTTACACTGCCTGGTGTGTAGTTGACATTGTCCGTAAATGTACTTGGTCTGCCTTCTGGGTTGCTGTTCAATTGATGCGCTGCCAATTCGTTGAGCGTGGACAACACGTTGTTGTAATAGATTGTGTCGCCGTTGTCGTCGGTCAACGTGATAGAAAATGTTGGAATTAATCTCTTCAGCCTGTCGCCACCAGTGAAAGAATAGCTGTTTTCGTTTTGTATCCTTATGCTGCCTCTTATTACCAACTGGTCACCAGATTCGTAGGTATCATTGGAATCATAAAGCTGCGTGTTGGGTGCGACATTGGTCGCATAAATAACACCTTGATCACCTTGCGTGTTGCGAATCAATCGAACGTCACCAGCTGGAGGCAAGAAAGTCCGCGTCCAGTTGGCGCCTTTGATGTTTTTGTAGACAGGCGTGAACGGTGAATAGCTGCCGTTAAAATGGTAATCATCTTCATATGTAGTCAATGCAGATTCACTGCCATCCCATTTGTAATTGCGGCCTGAAATGGTGCCGTAGTCTGTGACGGCTGTCCAGAACCTCAAAAAACAATCCTGAATTGATACCGCAAGATTCAATGTAAGACAAATGCTTTCCAGCACATCGTATGCGCTGAAGTATTCGTTGACTCCGTCTTGCCCTTGCTTGTGGAATGTCCTGTGATGAACGCGCATGCGTTTTGGCGTACCACTGGACGTACTAGGTGGATAGCCGCTGTACAACTCATCGTCCACGCTGATGTTGCTTTCTGCTATTACTAAACGCGGTGCACCGCCATAAAGTGCGCCAATAGCTTGCGCCACATCGAACAAAAGGTGCTTGCTCTGCACGTTTTCAATGTGCTGTTTTATTGTCTGGTGGTCGGTGTAGGGATTGCCAGCGTTGTTGTACTTGACATCGCGCAACATGGCAAGGCCGTCAGTGCCAACAAAGGTTGCTTGCACGTTGTCGGCATCGTCTGCTATGCTAGTAGCTTCTGGAAGGATGACGTAGAAGGGTGAGGCTTGTCGTGAACTCGTTGTGATATTTGTGCGCACTTGCATGAAAAACAGGCCGTCTGCTCCAGTAGCCATGTCAGACAACACGCTTTCCAGCTCTGTTGGGTTTTCCCAAATAGTTGTCACCTCAAGCTTTTGCGTCCAGATGCCTGGCATCAACGCGGTTTGGCTTGGACCTTCATAGCTTTCTCTGAAGCCGTCAGGCCCTAGGTGGAATTCCCTGCCTAGGTCTGTGCCAGAGGTATGCTTGTACAGCACAACGTACCTTGTTTCGCCTCTTTGGTTTACTCCTTTGCCGTATGCGACTCTGTGGTAGCTCATGCGTAACGTTGTCTGTCGGTGGTGGTACGTGTGTTGCTCAAGTAGATGTCACTGCCGCTGATGCGTCCAAATACCTCTACTGCGTTGCTGCTCATCATGTCTTTTAATTTAGACAATGGCGCGATAACCTCGGGATCTATCCTTGCGTTTCGGTTGTCGCCGACGAGGGCGGTGGTGGGTCCGTAAGCCAATCCTCCATTGGCTAGGGCTGGCATGCCTGCAACTTCGGCACGTTGTTGTATGGCTCCCTGCAGTCCAGCGCCCAAAGCAATCAAAGCAATACCAGCAACAGTCGCCATAATTGGGTTCAAGGTTTTTAATGATTCCTTGATGCCTTTGATGGCAATGCCGTATCCAATGGCCAGCTTACCTAATTCCGTGGCAAGGTTTGCAAAGACGCTCAAAAGGCTATTGGCAAACTCTTCTGGCTTTGTTGTACCTATTGCCATTGATCCAATCATTTGGCCAACTGACATGGCGACTGCTTCAGCAGCTCTTTGGAATGATTGCTGTACAGCCTCTGCAAAATTGGCCATCTTTACATTCACTTGGTCGACCATCATGCCAACATTCCAGGTGCTTTGTTGCAGTTCTTTGTTCGCTTTAGTTTGGGCAATTGTCCTGGTCGTCAATTTAGCCATTGCCTCTGCACTAGTGTCTAGCTTTGTGGCTATGGATGCAACACCTTGATCCGTAGATGCAATGTTTTCGAGTCCTGTGTCTATCTCTACCAACATGTTGCGCATCTCAAGCAACTGGGCGTTTGCCTCTTCAAAGGCTTTGTTGGCTTCCTTTTGTTCCTTTATTGCCTTGCCTCCAAACTTCTCTGCAATCTTGTCTTTTGCCTCCTTTTCTAGCTTAAGCAAATCAACAAGCTTCTGTTGGTCCTCAATGGCTTTTTCTACATTGAGCTTTTGCTGTGCCAATGACAAATCTTGGTTGGCCTTTGCCAACTGTGTTACTGCTGTTACCTGCTCATTGGTTTTTTGATTCAACAAAATCAAACCAGAAACGACCAACGCAATGCCTGTTGCAACTATTGCAAATGGATTGGCCAGCATTGCAGCATTCAAAGCAATAAACGCTGTGCGCACTAGCGTAAAACTACTTACCAACTTTGGCAAGACAACCAACACTGGACCTATAGCCGCTGCGATGGCTGCAATTTGTAACGCCAGCTTTTTGCCTTCTGGCGATAGCGTTTGAACGCGCTTGGTAAATGTCGTTAGGTCATCAATTAAATCTTTCACCACAGGCAACAAGTCTTTGGCCAACTCTGCGCCAGCAAGTTTCAAGTTGTCTAGTGCCGTGCTGAACTTACCTGCTGCCGTTTCACTCAATCGCTCCATGGCGCCAGCTGCAAAGCCACCCTCTTTGCTAAAGCTTTTTAGTACATCGTTGAACTGCTCGACACTGACAGCGCCCGCACCTAGCTTGTCAGCTGGCAACCCTGTGGCCTCTGCTAGTTCTGCAAAGATTGGAATGCCACGCTCGGCCAATTGGTTTAGGCTCTCAAGCTCTACCTTGCCTTTGGCGTTGACCTTTGCAAAGATGGCAGCAATGTCGTTGATGCTTGATCCACTAGTCGCAGCAATGTCACCAAGGAATTGCAGCTGGTCGTTGACTTCACTGATGGCCGTGCCGCTTGCAATCAACTGCCGCGCTGCGTTGCCTACCTCTTCAAGTTGAAACGGTGTGGCAGCTGTGAACTCGTTGAGCTGCGCAACCATTTTAGACGCTTGTGCTGCGCCACCAGTCAAGCTAACAAATTGTGTTTCTAAAGTTTCCAGGTCTGCAGCACTCTTGACAGCAGCAGCACCAATGCCTAGCAATGGCAATGTAATGCTACGGGTCATGTCCTGACCCATTCGCGTAATGTTGCCAGTCATAGAGCGCATGTTGCGCTGCACCCTTCCGAGGCTCTTATTTAGATCGCGCGTATCCGCACCAATCCTAACTACGAGATCACCTAGTTTCGCCATCTTGTTCTGTTGCTAGTGCCATGAGCTGCGACCAGCCCTGACCTGTATTCTTTTTATTTGATTCTTCCCACGGGAAGGTTGCAAGGTCTTTGGGTTTGATGCTTGCTCCCTTCTTGGTGTGTACATTCAGCAACAACGCAGTTTGCCATCGGACGCGCTCCCAATTGGAACGGTCAAACTGTTCCTGGGATTTGCACCGACCACGCACTGCGTTGCCAAACTCACGAAATGTGAAGTTATAGAGGGAGTCAGGCGTAAGGCCCAAAAGCCCTAGGCCCAACTCCTCTATTTCGTCCCATTCAAGTGGATCTCCTGACTTGTCTTCGTCGTTTTTTTTTCTGGCGACATAGACTCTTCGATGACCTTCATCACGGCTGGCAAATCAGTCACATCCACAAGCCCTAGAAAGTCATCAATTTCCATTTTGAACTCCATGCCTTGCTTGCGGCATCCCTCCTGTACAAAGTAGAACAGAAGTTCAGGCATCATGGTCACGTCTTCGCTGTCAAGTGTTGCCACCTTGTTGCCTGTGGCACGTTCAAAGGAACGCCAGGCACGCATGTTGGCCTTGACGGGAAAGGTCTGGTTGTCTAGGGTAATGTTCATTTATCAGACGTGTGCTTGGAAGGTGATGGCGCTGACGCACTCAAGGGTGCAAGTGTAAGAAGCATTGTCTTCAGTACCTGCGCTCAACTCCAAAGAAGTGATGTAGGCTTCAAAGATAATTTCGTCATCTCCTGCAATCTCTTCTTCTGTAGTCCAGTTAATAGCAGCCACCTTTACATCTTGCTTTGTACCAGCCAAGAAAGCTGTCATCAACTCATTGTAGCCATTGGCTGCGTCCTGCGCATAAAAGGCAGTGAAGTTGACGGACAAAGATTTTAAGCCTGGAAGCAACGCGCGGTATCCGCCATTGTTTTTGCTTGTGGTGTCGCGTGTCTCTGTTGATACGCTGACGCTCAAATCAGTTACGTGGTCTGCGGTGACGACTGGCGTCCCATCGGTCTCAAACTTGACTGTATAAGTCGAGCCATTGAAAATTCCTGTACTAGGCATTTTTAATCGTTGTTAGGGTTGTTTTTAATTCTATCTGCAATAAGCATGTTGATCAGCACGTCCAAGTACCCAAACACTTTGTTGTCGGATTCTGTTGGCGTGATGTTGACCACTAGCTTAATGAAGGCGAGCAGTCCTAGGACCAACTCACCAAGGTTGTCTGTAAACCAATCTGGTGTAATCATATCTATCGTGTTATTCTTACTGTGTAATCCTGGACGCTCACATACAAGCTGCGCTCTGCGCTAACCTCTGTGACTTCGTTGGTGTACTGGATGCTCTGCACTGTGACAGCGCCACCAGACACGCTTACGGTCTTGCTCTTTCGGTCTAATGCAGCACGTACTTTGTCTGCCAAGTCGTTTGCTGCGGAATATGTAGAGGCCACACTAAACAACTCCACTTGTGCTTCGTCGATTGGTGTGCCGTCTTTTGCGTCTGAAGGGCTGTTGGACACAACGCTGTAGACAATGTATGGCGCGTCAGCTCCCTCCACTGCAAGCTCTGGATAGATGCGGTTGGTGATGGCTGTGACATCGCTAGAGTCAAGCAACAGGGCGCGTATGGCTAGACCTACTTTCATTTCATGAAGCGTTCGTATTCCTTACGCAGCAAGCGCGTCTGGAGTTGCACCATTCGTTGTTGTGTTGCCTTCTGGCTGCGCTCAAAGACGCCTGTGTTCTGTGTGCGCTTCTTTATGCCAAAGCTGTCACCACCTTCGACAATGTGCGCGAACCAGCCATCTGCATACTTGCGTGTCTTACGCTTGCCAATGGTGTTGGTCTTTGGTCCAGCAAGTACCTTGATCCTGTCTTTCTGTGGTTGGAATACTCCAATGCTTCTGCGCAGCTGGCCACGCTTGACAAGTATATCTGTGCCGCTTTTGCGTTGCACGAAGATATCACGGTCAAAGTCTTTGATGTTAGCCTTGAGGCTAGCGTTGTAAACCTCACCCACGCGCTCATTGATGGTGACAAGGTTCGCAAAATCCTTCTCGCTCCAAAGTGCAAGTTTTTCCAACTTCTTGAGGGCCTGATCTAAACCTTTGACTGTTACTGTCTGCATCACTCTGAAACTACGCGTTCAGTAACTAGGTGAAGCTCATTCTTGCGGCCTACCTCTTGAATAGCCAGAATGTTATAGTACTCTGCGCCATACTTCACACGGTCGCTTGCTGCAACGGTGCGTGTGGTGGAGCTGCTACGAATGCGCCAGGTAACGCGGTTGATGCTGGTTTCCTGTTCCATCTGCACATTGCTGCTGGCACTCTT